TTTTCTTTCCCGTCTTCAATCACCACGGCAAAGTAACGCCTGCCGGCAATCAGTCCCGAGAAGGCGCCGTCAGCGGTCCGCGCCTCCAGCTTTGACCAGTCCACGGTTCGCCAATCATTCCCCTTTACGCTCGCTTGCGTGAGGTGCACTTGGCAATTCGGGTAAGCAAAGGTGAGGGCAAGGACGTCATCGTCACGCGGGCCTCGACCTACGAGAACCTCGCGAATTTGGCGCCGACCTTCCGCGATCAGATCCTGCGATACGAGGGCACAACCATCGGGCGCCAGGAAATCCACGCCGAGGTGATCAGCCCTGAGGAGATGGGCGTCATCCGGCGGTCGTGGCTGAAGCTGTGGCCGCACGACCGGCAGCTCCCCGAGCTCGAGTTCATCGTGATGTCGCTCGACACCGCCTTCACAGAGGAGACGGGCAGCACCACCAGAGGCGACCCCGACTATAGCGCCTGCGCCGTTTGGGGCGTCTTCAGCATGGGTAAGGAGCGCCGCGACATCATCCTGCTCGACTGCTGGCAGGACCGGCTGGGCTTCCCCGACCTCATCAAGCGCGTCAAGAACGAGTTTAAGGCCGTCTACGCCCCGAGGGAGCGGGCGATCCTCAAGCCCATGTTCGGCCCCACCTACACCGAAGACTCGGGCCGCAAGCCCGACCTGCTCCTGATCGAAGACAAGGGCAGCGGCATCAGCCTGCGTCAGACCCTCGGGCGGGAGGGCATCATCTCGGCGCCCTACAACCCTGGCAGGGCGAGGAAGCTCGACCGCCTCCACGCCATCTCGCCCCTGTTCGCCGCTGGGCGCGTTTGGGTGCCCGAGAGCACCAAGATGCCGGGCCAGCCGATCACATGGGCTCAGACGCTGGTGGAGCAGCTCTGCACGTTCTCCGGCGAGGGGTCGATCCCCCACGACGACCTGATGGACGCCGGGGTGCAGGGATTACGATACCTTGCTGATCGTGATATGATCCGTGTCACCAGGCCGGAGGCGCCCGAGCCTCGCGCCCACGACGACAGACCGAAGGGGAATCCATATGCCGCCTAGCCCTCTCGCGATGCTCATGCGCCAGATTGAGACCGATCTGCGGTCGCCGTTGCAGTCGATGGCGCCTCAGCCGGTGGCCGCGCCTCGGTTCGATGCTGAGCAGTATTTCGCGCAGGGCGGCCCCGTCCACATGTACGAGGGTGGCGACGCGCCTGTCGAAGATGCCGTGCAGCTCGGCGAGGCTCGACCGTTGACCATCCGCCGTGGCCCGGCTCCGGTCTCGCTCGCCCCGCGTCCTGAGACCGGCGAGGATTACGAGGCTTTCGTCGAGCGCCAGGCGCTGAACCAGATGGCTAAGCGCAAGGCAGCACTCGAAGCTGAGGCCGCTCGCCCCCGCTCTCTGGTTGAAGACGTCGGAGCGAAGATCTCCGAATACACGATGCCCCGCGCGTCTGACTACACCAAGGTCATGGAAGATCTCACGCGCGCGTCTAGCGAACTCACCCAGTCGGGCCGGGAGGGCATGCTGTCAGGCAGCCCCGGCGAGATGGTGCTCGGCGCTGGCAAGAGCATGCTCGGCACCGCTCTGCCCGTTATCGCGCCTGTGGGCGCTGCGTTCGAGGCTGGGCTCTTGAAGCCCGCCGAGCGCACCTTCGGACCCGCCGCCCGCCACGCCGCTGACGTGATCACCAACATCACGCCTGGCCCCGGCACGCTTGCCACCGGCACCAAGATCCTCGCTGGCGTCGCACCGGTGGTGAAGGCCACCAAGGCTGGCGACGTCGCTCGAGCCGCCGATGACGTTGCAAGGCTGGCATCCGAAGCCCCGAAGATCGACGAAGCTGCGGCCATCACGAAGGACTTCGAGCCTGCCGCAGTGCCGGAGGCCAAGGCGCAGCAGCCGATCACGGGCGGCAATGAAGATCTGCAATTCACCAATCTTGAGCGCGAAGCCCGCGTCGAGCCGACGAAGGCCATCAGGCTGAAGAAGGATGAGCGCGAGGCGATCCGCGCGGTGGCTCAAGAGAATAAGGTGGATCTAAAGAAGGCCGAAAAGGCGTTTCTAGAAAAGAAGAAGGCCTATCCCGAATCCGAGGGGTGGGAGCCCTTCGAGGTTGCCGGGTTCGAGCGCGGCAGCGACAAGAAGGTGCTGTTCGACGACGATGGCTTGCCGGTGCTGAAGATCAGGCAGGGTGCATATGAGTTCCATGGGCCCAAGGGAAACCTGCCCAGCGAGGCCACGAATTGGGATCCTGCGCACATCGACAGCATGGCCGACAAGCTGGTGAAGGAGGTGACCGAGGTCGCCAACAAGGCTGACGCTGGCGAGAAAAACGCCAAGGTGATCATGGCCTCGCGCAATTGGTATCGCGCCATGCGCGACCGCCTGCGGCAGGAATACGGCGGTTTCTCCGACACCATGGCTGACGTGCTCGGCACCACCAGCGCGCAGACGGGCGTTCGCCAGAACTGGGACAACACCATCGAGGTCCTGTCGCAGTTCTCACGCGGCGCCTATGATCGGGCGCTCGGCAAGCTGGATGACTTTATCAAGGCTGGTGGCGAGATGGGCAGCGCCGGGACGACCAACGGCAGCGGCTATATCAACCGCCACCTTGATGAGCTGAGGGCGAGGATGCCGGAGGCGCTGAAGCAGGCCGAGGCCGAGGGCATCAAGGATCCGAAGAAGGCCGAGAAGCGCGCCAAGGAGATCGCCTTCCAAGAGGTTCAGCAGGGCGACTTCCCGCTGATCACCAAGGCCGACGGCAAGACCCTGTTCAATGCGAACTCGCCCCAGACAATGCTGGCGCTGCTCGACAAGTTCCGCGAGCGCAAGGCTGGCGATGCGCCGAAGACCCCGAATTTCACCGGCAACCTGATCGGCTACTCGGACAAGGCGACCATCGACGTGTGGGCCGCGCGCCTGCTGCGCCGCCTGTCTGGCCGCAACCGCATGATCCCCGAGGCCGAGAGCGGCGTGGGCGGTGGCGTGCTTGAGAACGCGCTACCCTCCGGGGTCGGTGTCGGCGGAGAGTTCGGATTTGGCCAAGAGGTATTCAAGAAGGCCGCAGAGAAACTGAAACAGGATCCACGCTTTGAGGGGCTCGGTGACGACGATCTTCAGGCCATTGCCTGGTTCCTTGAGAAGGAACAGTGGGGGAAGAAGGGCTGGACCAGCAAGACTGGCGAGGGCGGGTCGATTGAGCTCGAAGCAAACTTTGCTGGCGTGAACGACCGTGATGCGCTGAAGGAGCTGCGCCGTTTGGCTGAGACAGATCCAACGTTCGCCGAGCGTGCCGGGATCAAGAAATACCTCGACGACCTGAAGATTCAGGGCGAGGTAACGCGGTCCAACGAGTTCTATGAAGAGAACAAGTGGCTGCTCGATATGACGCCCGCCAAGCGGCGCGACCTCATCATGCAGACCGAGGGCCTCGACAAAGGAGAGGCTACCAAGGTTGCGAACGAGGTTGTCAAGTTAGTGAAGAGCGGCAAGGATCCTGAAAAAGAATACACCCGCAAGGCTGCTCGGCTTGAGACGCTCACACAGCGGTCGCAAGAAACGTCCAGCAGCGCCCGGCAAAAGCTTGAGGAGATCAAAGCAATCTCCAGACGTTTTGTCGGTGGCCTGTCTGCTCATCGCGAGGCAACCCCTGCGACGTCCGAGATGTTCCGCGAAGGGACTGGCGTCATTGAGGATGTTCTGCGCCAAGACCCATCGGTGATCATGTCCAAGGCGACGACGAGCCGTGGGCGCTACATCGACCCGCAAGGCAACATCTGGGATGAGCCCGCATACGATCTTGAGTTCGTTACCCGACAGACCTTTGACCCGCAGCCTGTCTTCACGGACATGGTGGCGCAGGCGAAAAAGCGGGATCAGGACAGCGTGTTCCTGTCCGAGGCTGTCCCTGTTGGCACGGTCGAGGGCGCGAACCCCGGCATCGAGGTCTACTTCAGCAAGAAGGTTGACGACGCGACCGCCGAGAAGCTGACCAAGATCATCAACGAGCTTGAGGTCGATGCCGGGTTCACCTTCGTGACCGACTACAAGGCGAAAAATCGCGCGGCAGCCGGAGAAAATGTTGGCGAATACGTCGGCATCCGGTTACAGTACATCCCTGAGTTCGGTGGGGGTGTCGAAGGCATATCCACCGCTCAGGACAAAATGCTGAATGCGATCAACCAAATAACCTCCTTCGACGGCGTCTCCTCTGCCCGATATGTCGAGTACGACACGCAAGTCCTCTTTAGGGATCAATACGATGGCTACCTTGCAGGAAATCTACCAGAAGGCCGTAAAGCTCAGTGGACCGGACAGCGCAGCGGCCAAGGCGATCAAGCAGCAGATCGAGTCGGAGGCGTTGAGCAAAGGGCAGTCGGCGGAGCGATTCTTCATAGCCAGTTTCCAAAAAGGCAAGGTTACGCCGAAGGCGGCGGGGTCCAGCTAACCCACTACAGCCGCGTGCCGGACCTGACGGAGGTCGATCCGGCATACTATGGCACCAACAACCCCGGCGAGGACGTTGCGCGGACCATGGGCCGCCCTGACGGCAATCCTCGCCGCAGCTACTTCTATGTGGGCCAGCCTGGCGATGTGATGCCTGAGCACAACCTCGGCGAATACGCCTACACGACGAGCAGCGACCGTCTCTATGACCTGTCTGAGGATCCGCTCAAAGTCTACCGTGGCTCCTCGCCTCGCGATCTAAACCGCATGGAGCAGGTGATTCGCGCCCACGGTTACGAGGGAATTCTGGGCCAGAATGCCGCTCACCCGACGGCGGTGCTGTTTGAGAAGAAGCCGGTTCAGCCGCATCAAATGACCCGTTCCGACGCGGCATATGACGCATCAGACAGGCTGGCGAGGCAGGCTACAGATGATTTCCAAGACTTTCACATGCGCAAGGGCGGGGATGTTCGCAAATCTTCCTTTGTGTTAAAGAATATCAAGGGTGCTGATCTTGATCATGAATCTGCGCACAACTTTGCTGGCTATCTCACGGGCGGCCATGTTGACGCGGTGCGCTCGGCAATTCTGTCGCATCCTGGTTTTGCTAGGGGGATGTCTAAGATGTTCCACAAGCGCTCGCATGGGGTGAAGTGATGGATGAACTCTCATTAGACCCCGAGCTTGACGCCGGTGGTGGATCCTATGACACCGGAGGAAACCCGGTGGATGCAGCCTATAATGATGCCAATGGTCCGCCCCCTGGCGCTGTGCGGACTGAAGAGCCGGGGATATATCAGAACCCAGACGGCACATTCTGGTTTGCGCCGGTTACGGTAACGGAGACTAGGGGGCCTGATTCTCAACCACCATCATTTGGCGGCATGGGTTTTTTGAGTGAACTACTTGGTATTGGTTCAGCGCAGGCTGGCGAAGCCAATCTTCCATTACCTGTGGCGGGCAACCCGAGAGCTGTTGGAAGCGCTGCTGAGCAATGGGCCGCCCAAGGCAAGCTTGATTCTTTTTTAGCCGCAAATCCTGATTATGCCAAAACTATTAATAATAGCTTTTGGGACAATTTATCTGGGTCGTACATGTCTCAGCTTCAAGATAAAAATAAGGCCGCACTTACGCCTTCGCCCACGACGCCTACGCCTGTTTTGACAAGCCCTACATTTACAGACTCAAGCGGCGCTCAGTATCTTAGCCCTCATGGTATTACTGTTCAGGATATAACGCTGTCTCCAGTTGATAACTCCGGCATAAACATATCTCCCAACACAACGGTTACCACGGACTTCACCAACATTGGGAATGTGGGGAATACAGGGGACAGAAGCGGGCCCACGATAACGGGGGATGTCTCTGCGTATATTGACTCCTATTACGGAGACCAGCGGGCCGACGCTTTGGGCGGTCAATCCAGCGCTCAAGTACCTGCTGGGACCACTACAGTTGCAGGCAATACAATCAACACTTTAGGTCTCTCCCCCCTGACAGTAGCCAAACCAGTTATTACACCGGGTGGAAGCACATGGGCTGGCCCTACCACTAATTTGATCGGCAGCGGCAGCGGTGACGACACAGCCATGTCGGCTACGGGGTATGAAAAGAATGTCCCGAAAGAAAAGCTGTGGTCTGATTTTCCGTTTGGCACGGGCAGCCCAATTGGGCCTGATACCGGAGTGTTGTACACCCCAGCCG